ACTGCTTCAATTGCACCTAGTGCGTTTGCTAAACTGTTATTATCAGCGGCAGCACCTTTGTTTTTAATAGCTTCAATATCTTTAACTGTAATAGTGCCAGTTGGCTTACGACCCAAGACCATTTCGGCTGCTTTTATAGCTGCCTGTGTTTCTGGACCCATCTTGCCGTCAACACCAAATCTAGGCAATTCAAATCCGGCATCTACTAGAGCTTGCTGTATTGCTGTTACGTCATCAGCTGGCTGTTCTTTCTCTGCTGGTTTCTCTGCAGCTGGCTTTTCTGCGGCTGGTTCAGTTGCAGCAGGCTTAGGTGTTGTAGGTGTTGCGGCGGCAGTTTTAGGAGATTTCGTAGTAGGTGCAGTAGTGTCGGGCCCAAATCCAAAATTGCTAAAGGTAGAAAAATCATCTTCCTTAAGAATATCAATATATTGTCGTAATTGTGTGGAACTCATCTAACTCTCCGGATATGATATTTATCATATATCACTGGGTAGATTATTCAATAACTGTCTTAGTTTAGTGCTTTCTACTTGGGCTGATGTTTTCTTAACTGCAATACCAGATAAAGGATCTATGCCGTCTTTAGGCTGTGCTCGTTCCCACTGATCAGTTGGTGCAGTAGTGCTAGTTCTTTGTAAGTTATTAAGAATACTAGAACCTTTACTTACTGGAACAAAACTACCACCTGAGTTCTCAGTTTGTCCTTCTTCGCCTGGATCTGTAATACGTAGTGTATCAATATTAAAATCTAAATCAATCTTCATGCCCACACCGCTTGAACTACGAGTTTTCATCAACTGTATCTGATACTTGCCACGCTCACGCATAGCACGACTTGTAAAGATACCAAATACATTATCCGCAGTTTGAATCTTAGATAGTCCACCTGAAATGTGACTGTGATCAAACTCAACTTCTTCTACAGCACCACGATTTAACTGTGCGGCTGTGACTAGCACACATTGTTTTTCCACTGCTAGATTACGCAATTCTTCTGATACATACTTGTCCTTAATAAACAAGTTTTCTGCTGAAATCTTCTTGCTGATTGGCATTAACAAATCTAAGTAATCTAACAACAGGATATCAACTTTACGCCCTAATTTAATTTCATACTCTTTCAAATAACTGCGCACATCGTTAGCAGTCTTACCAGAGGGCAAATACTTGACTTGATATGTGCCAGACTTCTTGCCAATGATCTTAACACGCATTTCAACTTCGTCAATCTGCTTGAATACATCACGCGATGGGATCTCAGTAACCATACTATCTACACGCATTGAAACTAGTTCTTCACTAAGTTCAAGCGTCAGGTACACTACATTTAAGCCCTGTAGTGCCCAGTTCACACCTAGGTTCGCTAGGAATAGCGATTTACCTGCACCTGATCCACCTGCAAAGATATTCAACTCTCCGCGGTTAAAGGATCTAAGAAATAGTCTGTGCCTAGATCCTTAGTCAACCCAACTTGTACGGCCTTCTTAACCAGTTCTTCTACTGGACCGTACTCACCTTTTTCTAACAGGTCAGCCGATGCTAGAATAGCTTTCTCTAGGCCCTTGTGACGGATGAATGTTTCAAAGTCTTGTAACAACCAGTCGTAGTGTTCTTCTTTAAGTTCGTCAGTAAACTTGAATGTAGAGCCTGTGGCTGCATTAACAATGTCGTATGTAGGCAATACATTATGTTCTACTACATAGTCATTGATAAACTTAGCCGATGGTTGTAGCTTGCGATCAAACAGTTCGTGATCAAAAATACTTTGGCAGCGTACAAATGTTTCTGCATCACTTAGCATCATCTCTAAATAAAGTCGTTGGATTTCGTATCCGTAGTCTGCGTTTTGTCTTGTGGTCATTGTTCTATTATACTTTCTTTATACATTAATTGCAATATGTTTGACTGGGTTCCAGTCATCTTTTTTAATTCTTTGTTTGGTATGATACAGTACTGCACCTAGGCTGCTGCTGGGATCTCCGGGATCAGCTAAACTCCATCTGTACTTAAACATAGGCTCTACTTGAGTTCGATTTGCCTGACTGTTCATAGCACACCCACCCATATAAACTAGACATTCAGCATTGGTTAATCGTTTGGCCTCAACCATTACATAGTTAACTTCGAATTCAAATCGTTCTTGTACGGCTGCGGCAATATCACACTGCTCCTGTATAGTTGCTGGCTCAGGACTCCAGTTTAGTACGCCACGATGAAAATTGTACTTAAGATCAACTATGCCCGTGCCAAAGTAGTGGCCGACCTCTTGTCTAAATCTAGCAGGGTCACCTTGTTCGGCCATTTTCTGTAGTAGGTATTCGTCACGTATGGGAGTAAGGCCTAGTAGTTTAGTAAATGCACTATAGAATAGGCCTAGACTGTTTGGATACCTAGCAGACCAAAGTTTCTTCATTTCTCCATTCCGTCCTTGCCAAATACTAGCACATTCAAACTCACCTATAGCATCTAGTACTACAATGGCACAGTGATTAAATGGACTAGTATAATAGCCCGCGGCCGCATGGCTGGCATGATGGGCTGTGTAGGTAACGGGTGCATAGCCTAACCCCCATTTCTTAAGATGATGCTTGGGAAGATTATCTAACCTAAATGCTGTCTTATATTGTCCGGCTTTGATTTGCCTAGCTTTCTTAACCCAGGGATCTTCATACCAAAAGATATGATCTGGCTCCCAACCTTTGAGCATGGCGTCACTTATTAGGTTGTGTGGATTGTCACGAGTCTTATCAACACTATTAAATATCAGTTGGCCGTTATCAAACACAGCAAGGCTACTGCCATGATTAAGTGCGTTAATTCCCCACTGTATCATTTGTAAATAAACGGATCTTGTTTACGCAATTCTTCTATGCGCTTTTTAATTCTTTGTTTTTCTTTCCACTTTGCCCAGGGCCATGTCATATAGTACCATATTGTTTTCATTTTTCTTCCTTAAACCATTGTTTAGCATTTAAACGTATTTTAAGTTCTGTACTTACAGAATTTTTTACAATAGTATATAATGTATATAGTCTTCCGTATTTTTTAACAGAATCATTTATATCTTTTATACCGTCTCCCCAGCTAGGAAAACTGACACTCCATCCAAATTCTATAGCTTGCTCTATCATTTTAGGACCATCATGATCTCTATCTGGTACAACTATAACTTCTTTGTTTAGCTGATTTATTAATAATCGTTGTCCTGCACCTACTTCAGAACTCATAACTGCTACGCCACCTACGCAGATAGCATCCATAGGACCTTCACACACAATAACAAACTTTTTATTCCAGGGTTGATTGTCTAAGTTAAACACATAGTTAGGTTGTTGTTCGCTTATGTACTTTGGTTTGCCTTCGGTAATTTTTCTAGCAGTATATAGCAATGGGTTCTGCACCTTTAGGCAGTGCTTTGTCAAAAAATGTAGGTATTAGGCTTTCATGTACAGCATTAGGGCCGTCTTCTTTAAGACGCAGTGCATCTAATGCACACTTGGTTATTTGATCATCTGGTACATTTAACCATTGTAATAGTTTTTTAAATTTAGTAGTAATCGGTCTACCAGGTTGCCAACTAGCTTTAAATTGACAATTAAAACAATGATAACTAACTCCGTCACCATTGACTATAATACCACCACGTTGTCTATTATCATGCCCAGATCCAGTATGGTGGCAGCAGACGGCGTTAAAACTTACCCAACCGCTAGGAGTAACTTTTCTTTTCGGAGGTAAAAATGACTGTACTGTATCTGTGATAATACTCATACATACATTTTAACGTCTTACTAAAACTTTGTCAACAGTTCCGGTGTTTTCGTTAAGATGAGTGTACTTGATTCTTAGCCAACCAAGATTGTTAGAATAATCTATAATTGAATTATAGACTTTTGAAACTCTGTCAGTAGTGGTTGCTACATTGAATGTTTCAACTGTGCGCCATTCTGTAAAGGCATGTACAATAACATCTTCAGTTAGTTGTACTTCAATTTCAGCCTCTAAACTATCCAACCAAAATTCTAAACTTAGAGTGTTTACAGTTGAAATGTCATTAGGAAAATTAACTTCAGCTGCTTCGCTAGTATATACTCTTACCCACGGATTAACTGTTTGATCTTCTGAATAATTAAACGTGTCAATTATTATAGGCTCTAGTGCTTTAGGCATCGCAGTACCTATGAAATCAAAAGTGCCCGATACTCCGAACTGAGTGTCTCCATACACTGGAGTTTTACTACCGTTTGGATTTTCAACATAGATAGTATAGTTTAAAAATTGCGGTGCTAGGGTAGTTAACGCAGTAGAAGGGATAGTAAACGTAGCAAGTCCAGGTGTTGTGCTGTGTGCCACAGTAGAGGTATACACCTCTTGTTGTAGTTCATCCATTACAACAACTTTGATTGTTTTGTTGCTAACATCAATTCGCTTTTGGTCTGCGTTCTTAATGTCTAATAAGAGCTCATTATCTAGCCCTTTGTATATTTTAAATTTTCTTTGGTACACGATTCTATACTCCGTTGGATGTACAGCCAAATCAGTAGTTAGCAGAATTCTGTTTGGGTATAAATAACTTGAAATTTTTTGCATTTGGTGACTTCGCCTTAACAGTATTTATATGGTAAAACTAAGAGATAATATACAAGAACAACTACCCTTTATTTCAGTACTACACTACGGTGAAGATGAATATGTCGGAATTATAATAAACCAGGATCAGTTTGTAACCAGCTTCTACGACCTAGAGCTGATTAAAACACCTGAAGAAAAGTCTGTTCTTTTAGAAATAGGAGAAGTTTGGTGGTGGGAATCAAACCGTCAAATACCTATCAGCATTTTTTGTCGTAGGGAAATTGAACCGTATCGATATGCAATTAAAACATTTAACAGCAAAGATGTACGCATAATTTTGGGTCCTGTAGTTAACCTAATGAATATGACCCTCAAACGTGTTAAACGTAAAAGTGTACAGCTAGTTAAAACACCAAAGCGTTAACTGTAACCGTAACTAACACCTTCACAGATTAGATTCATCTGTACTGCCACCGCCATAGCATAGGCCACGGCGTGAGCCTTCTTAAAATAGTATTCACCATCTGTGGGTTTCGTCCAAATCGTCTCCATCACAGTCGTCCATGTCTCTCCAATCAAATGTCTCTTGGCGGGTCTTATCATGGCCAAAACTGCCGCTAGTTGGAGTATACTCTTCGGTTTCATCTGACGCAAAATGCTGCCGTGACCGTTGACGTGAAAAAGTAAACTGCTGAAATCGTCCTGCTCTAAAAGGTCCCATAGTGGTTCGGTCTCCATCAAAGTTTTAAGATGCTCTTCATCTCTTACATCTTTGTAGATGCTAACATTAAGAAAGTCTAATTTAAAATATCCCCGATCTTCTGCTGTTTTGTAATCTATAGTTGATAGATTAGTTATAGGATTCACAGGTATACTTTGAAGATATATGCCAGTATTGTGTGGAACTGTGTCGTTGCGATCTAACCTACTTGCTCGTATGTGTTTAATACGAGAAAGTGCTAGATCTCTGTCTGCAAAATCAATGTCGATATCGGGCATTAGTGCAGTACCTCTGATTCAAAAAGTAACAATGGTAAGTTTTCTTGCAAGAACACGGCATACTGATCTGCGTCAGCATTATTTTCAAAACCAGTCAATTTTACATATATGGTAGTGTCATCTTCAGAAAGAATGATCTCCATATCTAATTCAGTTTTTCGAATATCACTTGTAGATACCTGACTCATAAATTAGCCTCCTTGACTATTTTTTTTACTAGTTCCAGATCAAATGTGTGTGCTTTAAACTTCTTAACCCATACTTGAGGATCTATTATATTACTTATAGCCGCAAGCTGATCGTCTCTAAAGCCCTGTAACATTTCTTTACCGCTAGCAGAGTTTAAAATAATCCAAGGACTTACTTTACCATCTTTAACATCATATACTGCACGATTAGTGCTTACATATTTAAAGTAATGATTCCACAAGCTGTTGTTCTCAGTGGCCCATGACTGCATGTGAGCAACACTTCTTTCTAATGCAGTCTCGACAGCTTCTGTGTGGATTAAATTAATTACATATTTTTCGTACAGCTCGTCACGACACCAGTGATCTAATTTAACACCACTACGTACCACGTAATCAATAAACTTATCTGGATATAAGGGATTAATATTGCTGACAAAACTGCCAAACTTTATAAATGCATTATAATAAGGACTATGTGCAAATTCATCATATGTTTTGTTTTGTCCTTTGCCCTGCGTCAGTTGAAAGAATCTATTAAATGTTTGATAGCCAACTACTGCAGACTTGCTATCTTTTGCAAGATATCTACGTTTTTGCTCACATACATGTACTGCAAGAGTTTTTTCTTGCATATATTTGTGACCACAAAATTGACATACGTAAGGTTTATTCACACTTAATTCTAGCATCATTAAAACATTTTTGCAATTTCTGATTCTTCATGACCTAAGTCCCTAGCGAGTTCTTTAGCTTCTGCTTTACTAGTCATTTTAGCCAGCAGCTCAATTTCATCATTCTTTTTATCTGGGTAGATTGTAGATAAAAATTTTGTCATTTTATTGCTGGCAGCATCTTTCTTTTTAAATCCAATCCATTCATGGAAGAAAATACTCTTACTTTCGTGTCCGCACATACAAAGAAGTTGCCACATTAATTGTGGATGTCCTTGTAGGTCGTTCCAGTATTTGTTAAAATATTCATTAACTGCTAGTACGTAGTGTTCCTTTGCGTCTCTGCTGTTTGTTTTGGCACTGCTAATATATCTATTCAATATAAAAAATTCTTGTTTGAGATTTTTACGTTGATCTTCGTCGATCTCATCCCACAAGCCTTTATAGTTCATGTCAACGGCTGCAAGTTTATCTTTTAGTTCAATCTTTTCGCTCATCTTCGTCCTTTATAGGTAATCCGTTACTGTGTCTATCTGTAACTTTTTCTACGTCTTGAAACAATCTTTTTTCTTGTGCAGTTAATTTATCTTTGTGAGTTTTTCGAGGATTACCGCACATGTAGCATTCTGGATTGCCACAATCCATTGCGTGATGTTTATGATACCTATGCGGTTGATCTATCCCACTAGGATTATATTCGGACGCTTTGTGTTCCTTAGCAATTTTAACTTGCTTTTTAATAGCATTTTCGTCTTTGAGTAGACGTTTTGAATGTTTGAATTTATCTTCTTCTTTACTCATTCTGGATTGTCCTTGCTAAGTCTATATATCATTATAGCACGATCCAATGCCTTTTGTAAAGCAGGTACGGGGGTCAATTTTGTTTTCATATTGATAACCGATCAATTTACGTTCCGTTGATCCCGATTCTCGAGCGTAAATTTCTTCACCGTTTCTCTCATAGATATAAGTTACGCCAGGTGTAAGAGTCCCCATTTTAAACCTTTAATAAATCTTCCATTGTGTATAATTTTTGCATAAACGTTGAAGGATTATCAAGTACACTACTTTCAAGATCCCCGTGTCTCCTTGGGCAAAGTACAGTTTTAAAATTACAGTTGTTAACTTGTTTATATAATTTAATCATTTGTTTAACAGTGATACCAGTACCGTGTCCTAAATTTTCTATTTGATTAGTAGATTTATTAATCGCTTGTTTTAGAGCATTACAAATTTCGTTAACATGTGTGTAATCTCGTACAGCAGACCCATCTATAGTATTATAGTCATCTCCAAATAGATTAAATATTCCTGTTTTTTGAGCATTTATTAAATTCCACATTAATCCGTCCGGATTAGTTGGTAATATCCCAGCTGTACCTGTAACATTATAAAATCTAAATGTAGTATACGGTATGGAATTTTCTCTGCAATATTGATCTACTATTTCTTCTGAGGCTCGTTTACTTATTCCATAGGGATTGTTCATAGGTCCTGCAGATCCAGTAGAGGCATGAACAAATCTTCGAAATTTTATATTTTTAAGAATCTTTAGTGTTCCTAAGGTATTAGTAAGATAATAATTTATAGGGTCGTTTACACTACGACTCACAGATATTTCTGCAGCCAAATGTATGACACAGTCAAACTCTATGTTTTCGGCCTGCCATCGACAAGCTGTTGATGATAGTATATTATGTTGATCAAAATTTGCTATGTGTATTTTAGGAGTATCTTTATCAAGTCCGTAAAGTCTTAAATCAGTTTGACTATTTAATATTTGAGTTAGATGACTTCCGATATAACCAGAATTACCAGTAATTAATATTTTCATTTTTTAACACTGTTCCTATAGTTATTAATTGTTAATTTTTTCTAATTTTTCTAAATAGTTTGGTAGATATTTGCCGCTGACTTTTTGTGTGCCTTTTAAGGTTAAGAATGTGCCAACGCCCTTGCCAAAACTAACCCATCCACCGATCCTAATGGGTTCATAATTATACTCTGACTGCAGGGCATTTAATACTTCTTGGTCCCATCCAAACGTCCAGTCTTTAAAATCTTTTTGTAATAGTGCGTCTTTGAATCTATGTCTAAAATTGCCTTGACCGTAGGTAACAAAGCCAGCTAACCATCTATTTTCTTTGTGGTGTTTTAGTATGTGTACCTTTCTGCAAACTTGATCGAATTCAACAGGTGTAAACGACCTAGTGCAGATTGTGTCAACATCTAAAGTCAATACCAGTTCGTTGTCTTTGTACAACTCTGGAACTTTAATAAATCTAAGAGCTTGATAGTAACCTACAGCTTCATCATCGTTAGTAAATTTTTTATGTTCGTAAACATATCGAACACCTGGCAATTCTTCTACGTTAACTGGATTAACAACTACAGCAGTTATCTTAATCCACGGATTGTAATGTTGTATACTTCGAATACAATTTACAGCCCATTGTGTGTAATAGAGTGTGTCGCAGGCAAGTAAAATATTATACATGTTTTTCGCACCAAAGTTTTAATTCTAGTAACATTGTATCATAATCTGGAATATCAAAATCTATTAATTGTCTAGTATCTACTAATATTTTATTAACGTCTTTAGGTCCTGATGTTTCATTAACTATTTTTTTCAATACAAATATCTTGTTAATCTTAGTTAGCAGTTTAAATTTATTAATTTTATTGTCATTGTTAACTAGATGATATACACCAGTAATTATAGGATTTGACATGTATGTGTCAATACATTTAGCTAATTCTAATGTTGTGATGCCATTCCAGAGTGCATTATTCCATCCATTAATTTCTTTGTCTGGGGTGGTTACAATCCAATTAAATAGTCCAGTGCCGTTAGATTTTATTTCTGGACCTATGATGCTCATTCTAAATGTAACATCTTTATCGTTGTTAACTTCTCCCATAGATTTTGACTTTCCGTAGACATTCATTTCTGAGTGTATAGCATCTTCTTTATAATTACCTTTACTACCATCAAATACACAGTCTGTTGATAAGTGTATGAGTGTTGTTCTAGTATTCTTTAATAAATATTCAAGGTAGTGCGGAAACCATCCGTTAATATAAGCGGCACGATCCGGTCTAGCAATACTATCTTTAACTAATAATCCTATACAGTTAATTACATAATCGAAATTGTACAGAATTCGAGTAAGACTTTGAACTTCTAAGCTATTCTCAATATCAACGCAATAACTAGCATCAGTTTTTGCTACTGTACTCACAGTATGCCCTTGCTGTCGTAGATATTTTGTAATAACATGTCCGGCCATGCCGTTACTGCCAATTACTAATACTTTCATATAAAATTACCTTTATTAAGCATTTCTGCAATTTCTTGTTTATTCATTATTTTAGTTTTAGATGAAAATTCATTATAAGGGAATTTTTTTAAATCTTTATAAGTTGTTAACATTTCGTCGCTGTAATTCACAGGCAACGTTACAAAATAGTTTTCATCATAACAATAAGACAATGTTGAATCATGAGATGATATTAACATTTCATCTAATTTTTCTCCTGGGCGACTGCCAGTTTCTTTAACATCAACAATTCCATATACGTTCATGAGAACTTCTGCAAGATCTTTGATATAACAAGCAGGCATATTCATTACAAATGTTTCTCCACCTACACTTTTTTCAGCAGCTTTGAATAATAAACTGATAGCTTCTTCTAATGTTAAAAAGAATCGTGTCATTCTTGTATCAGTAATAGTAATTGGGCCGCCGGATTTAATCTGGTCAATAAAGAATGGAATAACTGATCCGTTTGATCCCATAACATTACCGCCTCTGATACAAACAAATTTGGTATAATCACTTAATTCATTTGCATGGATAATAACTTTTTCTCCGACTGCTTTTGTCATTCCGTATAAGTTTAATGGTTCTACTGCTTTATCCGTAGATACATCAATAACTTTTTTAACATGATTTTCGATAGCAGCGTTTACAATATTAGTAGTTCCGTTAATGTTGGTCTTAATTGCTTCTTGAGGATGCTCTTCACAGATAGGAACATGTTTAAGGGCGGCCAAATGAAATATATAGTCGACTTTTTTAGTGACAAATTTAACCGATTCATAATCCCTAATATCCCCTATAACAAATTTTAATTTTTTATTTTTAAATTTGCGTTGCATCAATACTTGCTGTAATTCGCCTCTAGAAAAAATAATGATTTCTTTTACATCATATTTTTCCAACAGCATTTGAGTTAGAGTTTGTCCCCATGAACCGGTGCCACCGGTAATTAAAATTCTTGCATTATTAAACATTATGATTTCCTTGCTTTAGTCGAATAGGAACCATCTTTTTTTCCAAAATAAGCATTTAGGCTTTCTGTTCTTTTTCCTCGACCACTGTTTATACGATCAATATCATCTAGTTCTAACGGATCTATTTGATAATCTAGATTTAATCCAGAGTTCTCATATATAAATTTATAATTTCCATCGAGGTTGTATCGACCTCCGTAAATATTAAAATACATATTTAAAATACCTCCTAAATATATAGATTTTTTGTTTAAAGAGTCTTTAATATAATTTCCAAGATACATGGCATATGATCCGCAGGTTAACAAGGCAATGTCGAAATCTATGTCTTTTATTTCCTCAGCCATGCGATGCGCTTCTTCATTCCAATTATCTGTAGTTATTCCTAAAGTTTCGTTGGTCTCAGCGGCGTTGCTGTATGTTATCGATGTATTATAAGTTTTTAATTCAAAATTTGGAAATTGATAATTTTTATACAGTAGATGTTTTTGCGCAAATTGATGTTGAATGCTTTTTGACAACGGACTCACAATTAATATTTTTTTATTTTCGCCCCAGCTTTTAAAAGATTCTAAAAACGGAACCATACTTTCAATGAATGTATAAGAGAATATAGTTTTATGTTCTATAGTATTATTTAAAAGTTTATTATGATCTGCAATGTATTTTTTAGATTCTATTTCTAAAATTAAATCCTGATTACCATAGCTAACATAATCTGTATTTTTATATGCATCGATCATTGTTTCAAGATATCTTTTAAAATTGTCTTTACTGTTAGTAAAATCAAAATACCCGTTGAATCGTTTTACACGATACACACTATGTTCGTACCAAGCATCATCATTAAATAATTCCTTATTATTGTAATATTCTTTTACAACATCCCAATCAGATCCACCTATTCTTCCGATAAAAATAGATTGATCTTGTTGCAGTACATCATTTAGGAAAGATATAACTTCTTGGTTATCTGTGATATGTTTTACATTTTGTGATTGAATCATATATTTTAATTTCCTAGTAATATTTGAACTACGGTATCTGATACATTGTTTTTAATATATTCGACGGGAATAGTCCAATCTCTTTCAACTATTTTAGAAACGTTAAAACAATTAATTATGTCTTGTTCCTTTAACCCACTTACAATATTTGATCCACACCATACTGTTTCTGGTCTCTCAGTAGTGTCTCTAATTGTAACTGTTGGTATACCAAATAAACACATTTCTTCTTGGACTGTTCCGGAATCGCTAATTGCCATATAGGCGTTTTTTTCTAATTTTACAAAATCAAAAAAACCCAATGGTTCTAGTATTACAATATTTGGACTATTAACTGAAATATTAAATTTTTCTAATTTTTGTTTGGTTCGAGGATGACAACTAAAGACTATTTTATAGTCTTTGGCTATCTCTTCAAAACTTTTAAAAATATTAATTAATCGCTCATCAACATCGACATTTTCTGCTCGATGTGCTGTGGCTATAATATAATTATTTTTTTCAAGATTGAGAGTTGATAAGATAGATGAATTGTTTATTTTATCTTTGTAGAAGTCTATCACTTCCTTAATAGGATTACCAGTGACAAATACTTTATTGTTTGTAGCACCTTCACGCAGTAAATTTTGTCGGCTTAATTCAGTATAAGGCAAGTTTATAGTTGAAACAGCATCGATAATTTTTCTGTTTTTTTCTTCTGGAACTTTAAGATCGTAGCAGCGATTACCTGCCTCCATATGATATACAGGCACACCTAATCGTTCACAAATAATTGCAGCCAGTCCCGAATTAGTGTCACCTAAGATCAAAACTTTGTCAGGTTTAAATTCTTGTAGATATTTTTCTACTCCAACAAACATCTTGCCAAGTTGTTCAGCCGTAGTACCTTTACTGTCTATTATTACATCAGGTTTGCGAATGCCAAGATCTTCAAAGAAAATATCGTTAAGTGTAGGATCATAGTTTTGTCCAGTATGCAATACACGGTGATTACACACAAGATCTAATTTAGGTATGATCCTCGAAAGGCGTATAATTTCTGGGCGGGTACCTAAAATAGTTAATATTCTTAGTGATTGTTTTTCTTTCATTATTTTAAAATCATTAAATCTTGGTCTATCCCAACGGTTTCGCAATAGTTGTTAATATGCGATTTAATTATATTTCTTAGATTGTGTTCTGCATTAAGCGATTTCTTTATAAAACATCCAGTCCATGCTGCCGGACATGTTAAAATAAAATTATCATATTTTTGATACAATGATTCTGAAAATGTATACTCGTACCATGTAACTCCGGCAGGTTCGCAGTCATGGTATACGATAATGTCGAATGAATCAAACATATTATTAATTGCTGAGGTTCTTGCACAGGCAAAATGGTCAACAAATAAAAACTTTAATGATAGATCAATATTATCAATGGTTGTTGCAAAGTTTTTATAATAGTTTGCAATCTCGAGTCGTTTCTCTTGAGGTAGTTTTCTATTTTTAGTAGAATTAATAATGCCTTCACCTAAAGACTGATAGATAATTTCACACCGATCGTCAAAACTAAAATTTGATTTAATGTGGTCAATCCACTGTGAATCGTTTTCGATAAAAAATAATTTTTCTGCGGCTGATTCTAAAAATAACGGAGTAGAATGTAGCCCAGTCCCCATTTCTACAATTAAGCAAGGATTAAATAATTCTATTAGTGCCTTATTCATCGGAGAGTGAGTGCTCCATGCATACTCATTTGCTATTTTCATTTTATCTTTCCTTTGTTTTCTTAATTGCAGCCGATAAAATATTATCAAACTGCTCTACATTAGATTCGTCTATTGCAGACTCAAACTGCTGAGATTTAGGATGGCCTGCAAACCAATGAAGTCCTAGCACTGAAGGATCTGCAAGAATAGCTGTTAATTCTTTGTCCATTGGGTCAAAGAATCTAGGTATATTACTTGGACTAATAGGATAAACGCATTTTTCGTCCATTAGTAAAAATATATTAGCTGGATTTTGTTTTCTTAATTTTCCAGGACGATGCCAATTATTGTTAATTAGCTCGCTACCAATTGATTGATATCTACTTGCGTCATAGTGTGTATTAGATAGTTCGTGAATTTTCTTAAAAAATGTATTACCAGCTGATGCTAGTATAAACGAAATAGCATATTTGCCATTTTCGGCATATCTAGAAAATCCTGCATCAATTTTGTTTTCTTCTGTAGTATTTTCTAACATGTTATTCATAGGATTAATATAAATGATATCAATATCAGACCAAACGCCGCCTTCGCCACATAACAATGTCCATCTATAATAGTCAGACTTATGCACTTCGTGAGCATTATTATCAAAATTATCAAACGGTGGAATTTTAACTATTTCTACATTAAGTTCGTCTAATTTTGACCAATAGTCATTTTCTATTCCTGCATTTTTTTGTTCGTCAGTCCCCCATGTTGGTGCTATCATACTCAATGCCTCGGGTACATGAATCTTAATTTTCCAATCCGGGTTTAACTTTCTAAAAGAATAAACTGATATGTATCTAAGATACGATAGTTTTTCATTTCCCCAGTAGAAATGCACGATTTTTGGTATATTAGTTAAATGCCACATATATTTTCTTTATTCTCTGCTCTAATTTTTTTAGAGTTTATAGTATGTTGAAACAACACCTGATTGTCAACTGTAGGTATTGGGTTATCTGGGTGTCCATAACTCTTGCTATGGTATTGATGAATTACATACGGATCTGAAATAAATTTAATGTTAAGATTCATATGTTTAATACGTTGTAAAAATTCGTTATCATCATAGTTGAATCCCATAGAGAAACTTTCATCAAATCCATTGAGTTCTATTAAATTTTTTCTTGTAATTGCACAAGCAAAGTGTAAAGCAACAGGTCTTTTAACTTGGTGATTGTACCATTTGGCTTTGCCCTGCTCTGCGCCAACTGCGATTTTTTTACCTTGGTGAAGTGCAGTAGCATCAGGCCGTGTACAGGCCCAACAATGGTACGTTAAATAATCAAAATCATTCAACTGAGTAGTAACATGATCGAGAACATCTCCTACATGGCAACATTCTGGATTTTGTATTAAAATTTTATCTCCAGAACTAGCACGGAATCCTACATTATAAGGAATACAAGGATTGCAATAATTTTTATGAGGAACTATGTCTCTCATATGAATAATTTTAATGTTTATATAATGAAATTCTTGTTGAATTGTATTCAAACTATTTTCAACATTACTAAAGTCATCAACTATAATTATTTCGGCATCTTTTATTACACTACTAGCAATGGTTTTTAAAGTATATCTTAATTGTGTAAGCCTATTATAGTAGGCCATTACCACCGATATCATTTTGTAAATCCTATCGTTTCACGTTGGATGTCGTCGTGATTAAATTCAGCCCAGTATAATTCAAATGCAACGCAGTCTTCTACAGCTTCAAATTGATGATATTCGCCCGGTGCAACTTTTGTATACTGCCCTGCTTCTAAAACAGTTTCGTCTACTAGGTCGTAACTGTTCTTCCATACACGAATAATCATCTTTCCTTTTTCAACAAAGAATCCATTCCATTTATGTTTATGTGTGTGTTTAGAGCATACTCCGCCAGCCTTGGCTTCAATACGATGGAATTCTAAAACACCGTTAGCTTCAAGGAGTTCAGTTACTCCCCATACTTTTCCTGCTTTCATACTAGTCCTTTAAAGTATTTTACTTAAATCAATTAATTCACTTTGTCTACTTATTTCTTTGACAAAATATACGCACAAAGGTTTAGGATCAGTATTTAACGGTATTGCAAGGAGTTGTCCATTTTTCATCTTTGGAAAATACCACTTAACATCATTATAGAAATTTACAATTTCAATCTTTTTAAACTCTACTCTAAAACCAGTTAAAGGATTAAAACAAAACGCTTCGAATCCCCTATCGTTTAGACTAGTTAATGGTAGTATTTCAATATCACTTGCACTAGAACTATCTCCTACAGCAATTGACCAATCAATAGGCATGGTAATTTCATCATTGCCTATTTTAAGTACCATTGCAGGACTGTTGAAGCTTTCTAGAAAAATTAGTGGTTGAAAAAAGAAGTCAGGTTCACGTGCATCGCTGTTATCGAGCACAGCAAATCTCATGTCGTCATCTACCTCATCGGGTAAATTATTCAAGTCAAATGCTTGATTATCTAAAGTTAGTATTTGCATAATTTTATTGTTATTTCCAGTCTATTTTCTCAATCGTGAACGGGTACTTAGCGTCCTTGTAAAACTTCTTACGTTGTGTGAGATGTCGTTTGGCGTATTTACAGGTACTTGTGACGTCCCAGATTTGGACAAAGTCTTTGTCGTCTGCACGTCTAATGCCTCGCCCAATGCTTTGTATAACCCTTGTAAAGCTCTTTCCGGACTCCACCATAACCAGATTAAAAATACGGGGGATATTAAAATTTTCCGGTCTCTATTCGATTTACCAGTACAAGTGTATTTCCACTATTAGAAATACCATTTACTAGTTTTGATATAAAAATCATCCTATCTTCATCAGTGACAAGATATTTGTATTCTTCTGCATATGACTTAAATTCTGGTAAGTCGATAAGTTGTGTAATGTTTACGTGACATGCTGACAATACACCTTGTGCTTGTAATTCATGTGCATGAACTTCGTGTACACAAGGTCCAAGGCTGGCAAAAATCTGTTCAGCTTCAAAATCTTCTTTAGGCACAGTACCAGTTAATCCCCAGCGAATTGGAGCATTATTAAAGTTTTGTGTTAACAAATTTCTCAGCACAGTGGCCTTGGCCATGTGTACTTCATCAACCATGATGGTAGTAACACCATCAAGAAACTCTGCAAGTGTTAGTATATCTTGCTCATGATTTTTACTTTTCTTGTCAAGTATGTTAAGACTTTGCCAAGTGGCAATGGTGTGAGTTTTATAGAGATCTTTGCGGTCACCATAGTAGACACCTACGTCTAATCCGCAGTTGATAAAGTCTTCTTCTGTTTGCTCAACAAGACTTTTGTTAGGAACAATAGTAAATGTGCGACCATATGGTTCACAAATCTTTGCCAATGTTGCAGTGGTAATTGTCTTTCCAAACCCAGTGGCAATTTCTTGTAAGCATTGCGGATTTTCAAGAAACTTATTAACTACCTCTACTTGATCTTCACGTAGTCTAATAGGCTCGCCTGCAAATCTGTGTCCAACTGGCCATGTCTGATCTCCCCAAAAGTCTGTTTCAACTTTAGGAAAAGTTAAATTAATAGGATTCCTGTTATCAACTACTTCAGAAACTTCTACCCCAGATTTTTCTAGGACTTCTAGTATTTTTGGCAATTGGCTTAGATAGCCGTTGCCTCCTAACCCGAATAAGGTAATTGCACCGTCCCACCTTCCTAATTTGTATGCCGGACGATATCTTGCAGTAGGGTCTTCGTACTTAAATGTATTAGCTAATCTACGTCTAACGTCTACTGCGAGACCTTCAATTTTAAGATTTACTTCATCCTGAATAATTAGTTTACACGATGGCATCGACACCTCCTACTATAGGTTGTTTGTCGTTATAGTATACTATCAAATCAACTGAATCGCAATAGAAACTAGTTTTATTATTTCTAAAATTGTTGGAAAATGTTATGACAGTTTTTGGATACCATTCATGGTTTATTATAAATTTTGGTAATTTATTATTAGCAATGCCTACTACCTTAGTATCACTGTTTAAATTCTTATTAAATTCCATTTCAGATATACTACTGTTAAATTTTTTATTGTTATCAGTGTTATTGTCAAATCTAAAGTAGATTCCTACATTGTCGTCTAACTGTGAATTTTTAAGGGATATTTGCAATTTTGTTAGATGCTGGTAACACTCTTTAGAGTCGTGTCCGTTAAACACTACTAACAATGGTAGCCTATCTAATTCTGTCAAAGAGCCTAATAGTTGGTCAAGACTATATTCTTGACTGCTTATCCACACTCTAGTTGACGGCCTGTTAGCTATGCTGTTTTTTAGTGAATTTTCTGGATTTTTTGGAAAGATTGAGTATTGAAATTTAAATCTACGATCATTGAGCATTGTTAGATTTTCTTCCGAAACTTCTCCAACTTCTTCTTTAACTTTTTCTAATATTTTTTCGTTAGTGGTAGAAAATATGTCAAACGGTGATTTGTTATTTTTTAAAATTCCTGAAATTTCTTCATAAAATTTCATCAATACGGAGTCAATTTCAAATCGTTGGGGTTGAAGAGCCTTCACTAGAGTAAAGATATTTTTTTCGGTGAGTAATATCGAATACTGTTTTGCATTCAGTGCTATCAGCTGGCCTTCTAAATGTTTTCCTAGATCATATATCAATTGACGTATACGCTTATTGTAAGTAAATTCTATCAAAATACTATGTTCATGGTCTTTACTTAGAACAACTTTTCTAACCTGTTCAATAACTCTAAATGGTTGACTCCATTCAGGGGAGTCTAGGAGATTAAGTTGCTCGTTAGGAATTGTAACTAGAAACTGTTTATTTTCTGTTAGAATTTTTATCAGTAATTTTCCCTGATTTTCGGTTAAAAAATGACCATATTTTATTTGTTTGGTTAGACTGACTAAAATCTTTTTATCTCTTGCCGGCATTGCACTATCTAGTTTTGCAATACCTTTATTTTCAAGCTCTATGAGCAGTTCGTCAATTGTGATCATTTTTATATTATATAGGAACTGTTAACGAATGTCAAGTCTTTTGTTAAAAATTCTAGATAATGGTATACCATGTCCAATCTCTTCTACAGTCCACTCGGTGTGACATAGTTTTTCCAACCACTCAGTCCTGTCTGGCATACTAGGTTGTTCAATAGTTAATACATCATAGTTGCCAACATCAAATGCCAGACTGTCTTTATCACAAAAAACTGGTATACCTGCAATGGCCGCTTGGATGCCAGTGTTAGATGTTGGATTTATAACACACCACGCATCTTTAAAATCATCATCGTGGTTGTAACTATCATATGTGTTAGTTAATTTTTGTGGGAGTTGGATTTTTATAGTTTTATCTTTAATTCGGTGTACCCATTTGGTATCTCTAGGGTGCGGTCTAACTATAATTTCTCGAGTTGATACCAATTTAATCTTTTTAACTAGGTCTTCAATCCATAGTTCTGGAATGGCTCTATTTCGCCATTGTTCACTTTGTGTGTGTTGCCCGCATATAAGAATATGCTTGCCAGTTTGCCTCCATGGTTTAAGAAAAATACCTAATTTTTTAGAACGCTCAATCTCTAAGTTTGTGTCATTATTAAAAGTGCCAAGTCTATTAACATGATTTAAACCAATTCTCCATGTTTCGCCTCTTTTTAAACCACCAACCTCTAAAATTATAATAGGTTTGCCGATAGTAGTTGCATACCTATACAGTTCTTGGTTAGACGACATGCGGCCACTCCACAAAATTGACCATATAACATAAACATCAGCTTCCCGGTCATTTTCTACTACAGTGTATCCTAATTTTTCAGCACCTTTTCGAAAGGCTTCAAATATAGGGGTACTGTTTAATGCGCCATGTTGAGTAAAAATAGACAGTTTCATATGAAAGATAAGTAATATATGTATTTAATGAGGAACCTATGACAAAGTATGTAGTAGTAACAACTTTTCACACCAAAGGCTATAATCAATATGCCCAAAAATTTATAAACACATTTATAAAAACCTGGCCTAAGGAAATTACATTATACACTTATGCAGAAGATTGTCAAGTTTTAGAGTCTGCTCCTAATTTAGTAGTAATGGACCTTCATGCATCTAGTCCTGAACTAGTAACTTTCAAAAAAACATGGAAAGATGTTCCTAAAGCCAATGGCGATGTTAGTAAAGACCCAATTCGTAGTAAAAGACGCGATGCAGGCAAGGGATTTAAGTGGGATGCTGTTAGATTTAGTCATAAAGTTTATTCAATTTTTCACTGTGCAAAAATATCCAACGCCGATGTGTTGATTTGGATGGATGCCGACATGATTTGTCACACTCCTATTAACTTAGACAAAATAAATTCATTAATTCCCAAAGACAAAGACCTTTGTTTCCTAGGCAGAGAAGGAAAATTCTCAGAATGTGGCTTATATTCCATAAATCTCAACAGTCCGTCAGCTTTAAATTTTTTAAGGCAATTTCAACAGGTGTATGACCATGCAGAAAGTGGAATTTTTACCATGGCCGAGTGGCATGACAGTTTTGTATTCGATGAAGTTCGAAAAACTGTCAAATTAAATGAACTAAACTGGACTGCAGGGTTAATTAAAGGTGAAGGACATCCATTAATTAACGGTCCTTGGGGTGCATACCTAGATCACCTTAAAGGCGGAAGAAAATCAGAAGGAAAAAGTCGAGCCACTGACCTTGTAGTTGATAGGATTGAAGAATACTGGAAAAATTAAACGTATTTTTTGAAAAATTGCCAAGCTTCGCCTGATCTTAATTCGTCAAAGTTCCAGTGGCACATGGCTAACTTCTCAATCCAGGATTGTCTATCAGGCATTTCTGGATTTTCTATAAGTGAAAGTTTAATATTTGCTACTTGACAGCTTTGACTGTTTGTAGGAACAGGATCTGTTATAAAAACTGGGACTCCTTCTATTAAACTAGCAACACTAGGACTACTATTGTATACCACTGTTGCCCAAGCATCTATGAGATCATCTTTTAAATTTTCCTTAGTACTTAAAGATACGTTAGGATGATTAACCTGTAAGATTTTTTTTATTTTTTTGTCGCCTGGGTGCGCTCTAACAATAATATGTCTTGAAGGAGAATATTTCCTAATGTCTTTTATAGTATTTTCCATCCAATCTATAGTAGACAAATTTCCCATGCTCCAACCACCGTTTCTTTGTAAACACATTAGTATGTGATTGCCAGTTTTACGATACGGCTTTAAAGAAATTTTTAAATGCTTACTAATTTGTTGCCATCTATTAGGATCAACATGTTTATCAAAGTAAAATCCAGTAGTTGGAAACACGCCATCAAAACTATACCTAAGATAGTGAGCAGAATTACTGGGGTCTGCATATAAAAATAAATTACTGTCAACTATCAATGA